TCATCCAAGTTTCTGACCTCGGTGACATCTAATCTATCTTTGAGATAGAAGTAAATTGAAGAAGGGAGTGAGAAATCACTCCCTTTTTCTTTTATTAGGATATATTTATGTGTATACAAAACTTAGTATACTGTAAGGAGATATTTCAATGAATGACAGGCAAAAAATGACATCACTCAAGTATTTGCTAAACGAAGTAATGAGTGAAAAGAAAATCAGCGGTCGAGTTGGTAGGCAATTATCAATTCAATCAAATGTTGATGAGATTACGATGAATGCCATGCTAAAATCTGGATTTTTTACGGTGAACGAATCTACCGCACTAAACGTATTATTTGGTGCATCAAATACAAAATCGCTGAATGAATCGACTATAAGTACCATCGACGGGATTGTAAATAAAGTAGTAGAATCCATTGATTCAAATCGGGTTCTTTCCGAAGGATTTTTAGGTGATATATGGGATGGTTTGAAAAAATTAGGAAACAAAGCAAAGGAAGCATTATCAGGTGGTTGGAATAAAGTAAAGGCAATTTGGGGCGAATTCAAAGAATTGACCGAGGCATTTGTAGAAGTAATGAAAGACGGATTCCGTAAAGGATTGGATTCAGCTAAGAAATTTGCTATGGATCAAGTTAATTCTGTAAAAGATGAAGTAATGACTCTAGCAGCTCCCGTACTTGATAAATTAGACAACATTGGAGAGGAAAAGAAATTTGCGAATGAAGTTGTTAATGCTTATGAAACTGGCCAGTGGGTTGCAACTCAAATGAGAGGACAGGTTGTTGAAAAAGGCCAGTGGGCAACTGATGTTGTAAAGGGCAATGGACAACCAGAAGAGCCACCAGCAGTAGATCCAAAGGCAATGGAAAAAGGATTTGAAGAACTAAAACAAGAAGAGGGCATTCAGACCCGTAAAAAACTTATAGAATCAAAAACACGTCTGTTCAGCAATCCAAACTTTTTACGTGAATTGTATATTTCTTCTCAGAAAAGACTAAATGAAGGTGGTTCGGGTGCAGCTCACCTTGAAGATGCTTTAGGAAATTCGTGGTTAAAAAAGGCAGTCCATTGGTGTGTACAGGTGTTTCAATGGGCCTTGATTCCATTAGCAAAAGCGGCACAGGAATACGCCCAAAAGAAAGGTCCGGAACTATTAGAGACAGCTTCAAAAAGTATTAATTTCTTAGGAGGTCCGGGTGTTTATAAGTTCCCTATGCTTGGACTTATTGTTGCTGAACTTTTAGAAATAGTCATCAAAACATTTACACCCGGAACTGCAGATGCGGCAAAATGGGTAGCTGGGATTTTTTATCCACCACTCGTACCAATACTAGCAACAGCAGACACTGTGATAAAAATCATAAAGACGATTCTGTTGGTCTATACAGTTGGAACTATATTGTTCAATCTGATTGTCTCTATCAGAAAAGCATACACGGATTGGAAAATCGAAAAAGCTGGTCAAGGTGGAGGTGGTGGTGAAGAACCAGAAGTTCAAACCGCTGGTTACAAACCTAAAGGTTCATTCAAATTGAAAGAAGGCAAACTGGTATTCATCCAGTGATATAAAAAAAATATAATTCTGAAAAGGGTGGACATTCGTTCACCCTTTTTAGTTTTGAAAGACTATTTATAACATATGGACATATTCACAGATTACATAGACCTTGTAAAACTCGGAATATCGAGTCTTGTCACACTCTTGGGTGTGTTTTTGTCTTGGTTCCTCAAGTACAAGTACGGTGAATATAAACACAAGAAAGTTACCCGTGAAATTTCTCAATCAAAATTAGTCCAAACAATCCTTGAACAACAACTACACGAGTATGGATGTCAACGTGCATTTATTCTTCAACGTCATAACGGTGGTAAGTTCAAAACAGGACGTTCTATGAATAAACTTTCAACAACCTTTGAAGCACTTGAAGAGGGTGTGAGTACAGAGTTCAAGGAATATCAAAATCTACCAATAACACTCTATTCCAGTTTAGTTGATTCAGTCCAAACTGAACGTGGTATATTTCCATCAATAGAAGACATAGATGATATACTAACAAGAGCCTTCTTCACGCAACGTGGAACGAAGTCTGCTGTTGTATATCCAATTGTACGTGGTATGGAACTGATGGGTATGGTTGGATTTGAGTGGACACATAAGGCTAAGAATATGGAAAGTTCCTTTGTGGAACTGAAACAAGACGGTAAAGTTATAGGAGAAACCCTTTCTAAATTATTGTAGGAGTTTTTATGATAAATGAAAATGCAGAAGAATACATTATAGAAGAAGAAGTTGCTGGTATTGAAGTTTCAGGTATAAAGAAAGGGAGGAAACAAATAAAAAACAAGATACATTTCAACTTATCGTTGAATGTAGAACAAAAAGAAGTAAAAGCTAGTATATTGAGAGATACCATCTCTGTTCTAACGGGTAAAGCTGGTTCTGGTAAAACACTTCTTGCAACACAAATTGCTCTTGAATATCTTTTCTATCGTGAAGTTGAAAGAATCATCATTACAAGACCGACGGTTTCCAATGAAGATATTGGATTCTTACCCGGTGACATAAAAGAAAAGATGAATCCGTGGGTTGCTCCAATTCATGCAAATATGTATATGTTATACGGTAAACCAAAGATTGAGAAACTCATAAACGAAAACATAATTGAAATTGCACCGATTTCATTCCTTCGTGGTAGAACATTCGTAAATGCTTGTGTTATTGTTGATGAAGCCCAAAACGTAACAAAGTCACAGATGGAGATGATTCTTTCCCGTCTCGGTACAAATTCCAAGATGTTAATCTGTGGTGACGTAACACAAACAGACCTAAAGAACAAGAAAGACTCTGGTTTCCCATATTTATTTAATATGGTCAACTCTGTTCCTGGTCTTGGTGTGTATGAACTAAAAACAAATCATCGCCATCCAATAGTTGACAATATATTGAACTATTTTGAAGAACAGAAATAAGAGAAATAAATGATAGAAATTCCTATCTGGCCTGGCAGTTCAAGTTTTACAACCGGTAGTACACCATTCGGAACATTCGATTCTGATGCAAGATTTCGATCAGATATTGATGCATTTGCAGATTGGTGTGCTAAGAGAATGGGTTATCCGATAGTGGATATTGAATTACAAGACGTAAACTTTTACGCTTGTTTTGAAGAAGCAGTTTATGAGTATTCTTACAATGTGAATCAATTCAATATTCAACAGAATCTATTGAGTATAATGGGTACTCCCACAAATAACAACTTGACCCATGAACATATATCTACGAACATGGGTGGTTTGATTCAACTTGCAACTGAATATGGTTCTGAAACGTTTACAAACGGTAATGTGAATTTTTATTCGGCTTCTATTGATGTACAGTATGATCGTCAAAATTATGATCTAAATGCACTAATACGAGATGTATACAAACCAACAGGTTCTATTGAGATAAAGAAAGTTCACCATTATGCTCCACCAGCATCTATTCGTTTCTATGACCCATACTTGGGTAATCAGGCGATGTTAGATACGTTCGGCTTCGGTGCATATTCAACAGGTGTTTCCTTTATGTTGATGCCTATGTATGCTGACTTACTTCGCATTCAGGCAATTGAGTTCAATGATTTGATGAGAAAGTCGTCATATTCTTTTGAGTTAATAAACAATCAACTTAGAATATTCCCACGACCTGTCAGAGATTTCAAATTGTGGATTGAGTATATTGTAAAAGAAGAACGTTCTAACCCATTGAAATATCAACCAATATCTGGTTCTGGTGTAACAGGGCTCGTTTCCGATATGTCTAATGCTCCATATGATTACATGGTATATTCAAACATAAATTCGGTTGGACACAGTTGGATCTATAATTACGGACTTGCATTGGCAAAAGAAATGTTGGGTTATGTTCGTGGTAAGTATGGAAGTATTCCAATTCCAAACGGTGAAACAACACTAAATGCATCGGACTTACTAAGTGCCGCTTCAACGGAAAAACAAGCTTTAGTTGAACAACTTAGAACAATGTTGGACACGATGACCCGTTCCAAGTTACTTGAAGCAAAACGACTTGAGGTAGAGGCACTTGGTGTTTCACTAAATGCAACTCCTTTGAAAATTTACATAGGATAAATCCATGCCACTATTTCATGGACAACGAGATGCTTCTTTAGTTCACAAGTTCAATACCGAATTGATTGTGGATATTATAGATACCGAAGTTGCTTTGTACAAACTTTCATTAGAAAATACAAAAACAAATATCTATGATGAATCTGATAAAAAAGTGTATCATCAGCCAATAAAGATACCGTCGCTTATCAATCGTCAACCACAGACATTCGAAGGCACAGAGTTTGGACAAGACTATACTCAGGTTTGTGATTTTGGATTTATTCGAGAAATTCTAAAAGACGTTGAAACGTATATTGAAGTCGGTGACGTAATAGAATATAATGGGGAATACTGGGAAATAGATGCCATTCAAGAAAATCAATACTTCGGTGGTAAGAATCCTGATTATTCTTTTGCAACGGAAAGATGGGGTCACAATGTTTCTATCATAGCCAATACACACTTGACAAGACGTTCTCGTATCAATATTGAAGAAGTTCGTTCCGCTCCAAGAGTTTCTGAAAACAATAATTTACCGGATAACATATAATGCCAAAAAATTCATCGCCATATCGTAAACCACCTGTACGAAGAACCATAGATTCTTTTATAGATGACAAAAATATTGAAGAACGTCCACGGATTGATTTGGGTAAATCAAGACATACTCAAACTCGTAGAGACAAGGATAGAACGAAATCAATAGGGATTACTCTATATGATATAGATTTTGCAGTAAAATCGTTTATAGATAATTCAATGCTACTCAGAGTGGATGATAACGGTGAATCAATTGTAGTTCCAACCCTTTATGCAAATTCTGAAAAATGGGCATCAATACAAAGAAACGGTTATCTAAAAGATAAAAAAGGAAAAACATTGGTTCCACTCATCACATTTAGACGTTCAAGTGTGAATATGAAAAGTGAGTTGAGACGGAATAAAGTTGCTACAACAAATCAACTTGGTTACGTTCTAAAACAAAAATATAATAAGAACTCACCATATGACAAATTTTCTACACTATATGGTGTAAACGATAGAAGTGTTCAGGAATATATTATAACACCAATACCCGATTACGTCGATGTTTCGTATGATTTTATTGCTTGGTGTGAATACCAAAATCAATTGAATTATATTGTAGAACAATTTGTATATTTCACTGGTCAATCTTTTGGTGAAAGAAATTCTCTGAAGTTTTCTACAAATGTGGACTCTTTCACGATGGAGGACAATAATACAACTGGTCAAGACAGGGTGGTGAGATGTTCATTCCAAATAACTGTTCATGGTTATTTACTTCCAAAAAATGCCGGAACTGATATTACAACAAAAAGATTTATTGGACCAAATAGAGTTACATTCGGTACCGAATCTTATCCTAATTTATCAACCGCAATAAGACAAAATGATTCAAGATTTGATAGTGGAATGAACTCGGATGAATACGAGAAATACTTGGACTTACAACGAAGGCTAAATGATCTCACAGAAATATCATTGAGAAATAGTCCAGATGTGTATCCTACGGAAAATGATTGATATTTATTACTATAGTTACGTTTTACAATAATAGAAGAGGTTTTTATGTCAGACAATATATCAAAAGAATTTCAAGCCGAAGATATTCAAGCTGTGAAAGATTTACAATCAAGATACGCAACTAACACGGCACAGATTGGTCAAGTAGAAGTGGAACTACACTTATTGAAAAGAAGATTATCTCAAATTGAAGAAATGCGAGTAAACCTTTTTTCAACCTATGATGAACTTCAAAAACAAGAAAAAGAGTTGGTTGCTTCCTTGAATGAAAAGTACGGTGACGGTGTTCTTGACTTAGATTCTGGTAAATTTATACCATCTGCTCAATAAGTTTGAGTTTTTTTACTCATATTTATAGTAGAGATAATTACACAATTTTTTGGAGATAAATAGTGGCTAATGAAAGAATTGTAAGTCCTGGCGTGTTTACGGTAGAAAAGGATCTTTCGTTCTTACCACAGGGAATTGCACAGATTGGTGCAGCACTTATCGGACCAACAATGAAAGGTCCGGCATTTGTTCCTACGGTAGTTCAAGGATATAATGACTTCGTAACACATTTTGGTGGAACATATGAGCAATCGTATCTTCCATATACTGCTAAAAGCTATCTGAATAATGCTGGTAGTGCAACGATAGTTCGTGTACTCGGTTCAGGTGGTTATTCCTTGTTGTACCCACTTGCCGTGGTTGCAACTGGTTCGTATGGAAAGAGATTGATTTCTCTTCTACACCCTACTTTTGTTGTAACGACTGAAGCTACAGCATTGTTTGAGAAATCTACTCTTGCTTCAAATGCAAGTGGTTCATTTGTCATTAGAGTTTCTGGTTCATTTGGAACAGATAACTCGGCTTTTACAGGAAATGCTGTTAGTGAAAACGGAACACCGTTTAGTTCATCAATTGACCCTGAATCAACTGCATTTATTGGAAACCTTTACGGATACAATCCATATGGAACACACGCAGTTTATAACTATGTGAATTTCAAATGGGCTGCTTCAGCATCATTGGCCGCGGACCCAACTACAAGAATTATATTGGAAAGTGGTTCTGCTGCTTCACCATGGCAATTCACTAATGATTACCTCGAAGCTTCTACTCCGTGGATAACTTCTCAAAAAATTGGTGGTGCTGTAACGGACCTCTTCAAGTTCCATACACTTTCACACGGTATTCATTCTAATTATGAAGTGAAGGTTGGTATTGCAAATGTTCGTCCAGCTGGTACAATCGCTGGTTCTGAATATGGTGACTTTGATGTTGTAGTTCGTTTTGTGGATCAATCAAAGCTCCCACAAACTCCATTTACATCAGAAGATGATGATCTCCGTCCAAATGTGGTAGAACAATTCAAGTGTAACCTTGACCCTAATTCACCACGTTATATCGCTAGAGTAATTGGTGATAGATACATCACAATTACAGATGAAGGAAAGGTTGTTGTAAATGGTGATTATTCTAACAAGTCAAAGTATATCCGTGTAGAGGCAACTGAAGCTGTTTCTAACGTTGCTATTTCTCCGTCACTTGTTCCTTTTGGATTCCGTGCACCTTACTCACCAATCCCACTTAGTTCGGATGGTAGTGTTGGATTCTCACAACCAAGTGCAGCAACATATGTATCGGCCCAAACAGTAGGTGGTTCATATAACCGTAGAGTATATTTTGGATTTAGCTACGATTTCGATACAACAGACAACTTCAACTTCTTACGTCCGTTGCCTGTTGCTTCATATTTGACAACTGGTTCAAATGCAGACTTCTATCTTGGTGATTATAATCAAGCTGCTGGGGCAAACTTCCCATCATCTGCAACTGGATATAGTTCGTCAATCGACCTTACTGTAAACACTGCTCTTGATACACGTAAGTTCATGATTCCATTCCAAGGCGGATTTGATGGTCACAAGCCACACCTCCAAAAGAAGACCGGAACATACATTCTAAACACAAATACACAGGGATTCGATATATCAACAACTTCTGCTGATGGATATGTTTCATATAAGAAGGCAATTGATGCGGTATCTAACCCTGATGAATTTGACATCAACATGATTGTAACACCAGGTGTTGTTCACTCGTTGCACTCACCAATCACAACATACGCTAAGGATGTTTGTGAAGACCGTGGTGATGCTTTCTATGTGATGGACTTGATTGGCTACAACGATAACATCAATACTGCTGTTTCAACAACAGAAGGATTTGATTCTAACTATGTTGGAACATACTATCCGTGGGTTAAGATTCTTGACTTCGATAGAAACAAGCCAATTTGGGTTCCACCTTCAGTTGTTCTTCCTGGTGTTATTGCATTCAACGACCGTGTTGCTGCTGAATGGTTCGCACCAGCTGGTCTGAATCGTGGTGGTCTCACAGAAGTTATCGAAGTGAAGACACGTCTTACACACGCTGAGCGTGATACCCTTTATGAAGCACGTATCAACCCAATCGCAGTATTCCCATCAACAGGAGTATGTGTATGGGGTCAGAAGACACTTCAAGGTCGTCCATCTGCTCTTGACCGTATCAACGTTCGTCGTCTCTTGATTGCAGCTAAGAAGTTCATCGCATCTGCTACACGTTACCTTGTGTTCGAACAAAACACAACACAAACACGTACACGATTCCTGAACATTGTTACTCCATATCTTGAGTCAATCCAACAACGTCAAGGTCTTTATGCCTTCCGCGTTATCATGGATGAGTCGAACAACACACCTGACATCATCGACCGTAACATTCTTTATGGTCAATTATACCTACAACCTGCTAGAACTGCTGAATTCATTATTCTTGACTTCAACATTCAATCAACAGGTGCAGCATTCCCAGGTGCCTAATGAAATAATCGGGGGAGTTGAAAAACACTCCCCCAATTTTTATAAAAGGAAATAGATATGAAATTGTCATCAAGAAAAAAACTACTGAAAGAGGCTGAAGAAGAGTTGGAAACTATCAAACAGGAAAATAGACTCAATGAGTCTGAAACTAATTTTCTTGTAGATAGACTACAACGAGATACTTCAAACTTTAAAAAGCTTGAAAAAAGGTATCAAGATATGATAAATCTCTCCGGTAAAAAAACTGTAAGTGTTCCAATCACTACAAAAGTTCCGGTTAGTTTTTATTACGATATAGAACACGACGAAGTTAGATATGACATATCAGACGACGGTGGAGACGATACATTACTTGAAAAAGAAATAATGAAAAGTCCACAATTCAAAAATGAAATGAAAAAGTATTCTGATATGGCAAAGCTTTTTATGAAGGATTGCCGGATGTGGATAAAAGAAACCGCGAAGAAGTCTGGTATTTCTATCAACAAAGATGACGTTGAAGATATTATGTGGAATCTATTCTAATGTTTTTTTCCGGCATCTATATTTATATGAAAGAGATTTTTAAACTTGGAGAAATAAATGGCTGAATTACTTGATCCTACCGAAATATTTTTTACCCCGTATGAACCGAAACTTGCCAACCGGTTTATCATGTATATTGAAGGCGTCCCAGCATACCTCATCAAAGGTGCAGGTAGACCAAACATCAACTTCAACCCAATCACACTTGACCACATCAATGTCAAGCGTAAGGTAAAAGGTAAGGGTGAATGGCAGGACGTGACTATCAAGCTATATGACCCGATTGTACCATCAGCTGCACAGGCAGTCATGGAGTGGGTTCGTCTATCACACGAGTCTGTAACAGGTCGTGACGGATATTCTGACTTCTATAAGAAGGACATCACATTCAACGTTCTTGGCCCAGTTGGTGACAAGGTTGAAGAATGGACTTTGAAGGGTGCTTTCATTACAGCAACAACATTTGGTGATATGGATTGGTCAACGGATAACTTCGTTGAAATCTCTCTCACACTTGCTTATGATTACGCAATCCTCCAGTTCTAATCGTTGAACATAAAATTTCATGGGTATCTTGGATTTTTTCTGAGATACCCATATTTATTTATACGAACAATATTGTTTCATTTAGTTATAGGATTTAGTTATGGCACAAGTATCAACCGGATATAATCTTCCAAAAACTGGAGCGGAGATGTCCGACGAAGAACTCAAAGCCCATTTGATGGCGGACTTCAAACAAACATCAGTCAAGAAATCGAATTTCCCAACGGAAATAATTCCACTCCCGTCAAAGGGTCTTTTATATTCAGAAGACCATCCTCTTGCCGAGGGTACGATTGAAATGAAGTATATGACTGCAAAAGAAGAAGATATTTTGACTTCACAGAATCTTATCAAGCAAGGCGTTGTTTTGGATAAGTTATTCGAGTCGCTTATTGTTACATCAATCAATTATGGTGATTTGTTTGTTGGCGATAAAAATGCAATCATGGTTGCAGCTAGAATTTTAGGATATGGAAAAGATTATGTAGTTGAAGTTGACGACCCGTTTTCACCTGGTACAAAACAAAAAGTTACAATTGATTTGACTCAAATAGAGCACAAGGAGGTGGATTATTCTCTATTCGAGCAACGTAAGAACGAATTCGATTTCGAACTACCACAGTCAAGACGGGTTGTCACTTTTAGACTTATGACTCATAGTTTGGACAAACAAATACAGACGGAAATAAAAGGTATGAACAAAACAACTGTTCGTACAGGTATTGATAGAGAACTAACAACTCGTTTGAAAAATCTGATAATTGCAGTTGATGGTGAATCGGGTCGTGCTACCGTAAATAATTTTGTTGATAATGAACTATTTGCACTCGATTCTCGAGCACTACGTTCGTATATGAAGCAAATAACACCAGACCTTGACATGACCTTTACATTTGTTTCAGAAACAACAGGAGAGGTAAAGGAGATGGACATCCCAATGGATGTTTCCTTTTTTTGGCCTGGGAACTGATTATAAACTAGGATTACATGAAGAGATATTCTCTTTATGTTATCATGGAAAAGGTGGTTTTACATGGGATGAGGTTTATTGTCTCCCAATACACTTGAGAAGATTCTATATTCAACAAGTAATAAAGGCAATAGAAGAAAAAAACAAAGCGGAAAGTGCAGAATACAGCAAAGCAAAACGTTCGGTTCCAAGTTTTTCTTCCTCACCTAAACAATAATATTCGGGGTTTACATATTTATAGGTATGTAAACCCTACTTTTTTACGGAGGAAAAAATGTCAATAGCGAAATCAATAATGGATGCAGTCGTAGATTTCATAGTAAAACGAAAAGTAAATCAGTTAGAAAAAGCTTTTCGTTCAAACCAAAAATTAGTCGGACATATTCGTGATATGTACAAGGCATACGATGCTATGGAAAAACAAATAGATGATTACTGCAAGAAATATCCGAAAGATTGTAAAGACGCAGAAGAAAGACGTAAAAAATTCAGAGTATAACTGGTTGCACTAAATGGCTCGTAGAAATAATACACAAAATCCTAATCAGAATCAGCAACCGCAACAGCAACCGTCTCGGCCATCAGCTGATGCAGAGAACGCCAGAAGCAGAGCTGCATCAGAATATAATCGTATTCAAGGAGAAATTCTAGAAACAGAGCGGAAACTTGCAGAAGCTAGAGCTATAACTGCGCGCACAGCGGATGAACAACTTGAGAAAGACCGCAAAATATCGCAACTTGTACAAGAACGAGTGGTTCACTTACAACAACTTCAAGCTCAAGAACAAGAAATATCATCAATATTGGATGATCAAGAGAATACCGAAAAAAATATAGTAGAAATAATAAGAAAAAGACGGCGAGACCAGTCTGAAGTGAAAGACTTGTCACAATCTGTTCTAGTAAGTATGAGAGAACAGAGACATGAAATGACAGAAATTAGTGACGTTGGTAGACAAGTTACCGAAAATATGCAAGCTAGTTCTGACCTTTCCAGAAAGTTTGGTAATATACTACAAACAGTTACCAATCAATTGGCTGATGGAGCAAACTTTTCAGACCAATTTATGGATACCCTCCAAGAAACAAATAAAGTTCGTGAAGAATACCGTAATCTTGAAAGAGAAATAGCTGATGGTGCAAAAGCAGCCGCAGAAGGTAAATATGATTCTAAAAAAGTAGAAGAAGATTTAGCAAAGAAAATGACTAAAATTCGAATTGATGAAGAGGCGTTTCAAGATAAGATGAATGAGTTCTTGGAAAATAGAGAAAATATGACCGAAAAAGAAATACTAAATAAACAAATAGAGCTAGATATAGAACGAGAAGCATTGAATGCAAGAAGAGGTGCCCATGATATAATGTTACAACAAAATAAAGCATTGGGAGAGGCATCTGAAACAGCTGAAAAAACACTTGGGGTACTTGATAAAATAACAAGCGGGGATTTCAAAGGCGCACTACTTCAGAAATTCGGACTGGATGACATAAATTCTCAGCTAAAAGAAAAAGTTGGCGGTGCCCTTGTAAATGTAGTAAAATCTGTAAAAGCAGGTGACTTGAAAGGTGCATTTTCTGAAGCTGGTAAAGGTCTCAAGAGTATTCTTGATATGGCTGGTAAATTGACAATGGCTCTAGGTATAGGTGCCATTCTTATGTTGGGAAACTTCCTAATCAATTCATTTGGAAAATTGGATAAAGAAGTTTCACAGCTCGGTAAAGACTTTGGTATAAG